CAAAATGGGTGAAAATGGGCTGCCCAACCAGCTCGATCGAAGACGCTACAAAATGGCGCGACGAATACTTGCAAGCATCAGGGAAAGCCGCCCCGGCTACGTTGAACGAAGCTCGACTTGAGAAGACCCTGCTCGAAAGCGAACGCATTCGCGTCAGGCTTCAGCAAGACCGAGGAGAGTTGGTTGAGATCGCCGTAGTCCGAGAAGCTGGCATCCGCATCGGCGCGATCTTCAGCGCAAAGCTCGCGGCCTTGGTCAACGACGCCAGCGGCGCGTTGGCAGGACTAGACGAAGCAAGCCTAAGAAAGAAGTTGCACGAACGCACGCAAGCTATCCTTGCCGAGATCCGCAATGAACTTGAGAAGGTATAAATTATGACATACGAAACACGCACAACAAAAATGATAGTCGGAGTTAAAAACCAACAGATATTTGACGACAGCGTAACCGAGATCGAGATCGTTGACGAGGCCGCTGGGGAGTTTCTGGAGATCAGCCAAGAAGGCGGCAAGCTTCGCTTCGACGCAGAGGAGTGGCCGCACGTCCGCGACGCCGTCGAGAAAATGTTTAAGCTATGCAGGAATTATGACTAAAAAAGAACTCTGGAAAATATACGCCAAGCGAAATCCATCATTCGACGGCGAAGGCAACGTGACGTTGTCCGCTGCCGGGCTGCGAAAGATGTTTGAGACGACATGGGAAATTGCCATGTATGACGGAGAAGAAGAGCCGACTTATAAACAAGCGGCGTCTCCGAATGTAGACGCGCTCAAACATATTTTCGGAATGAAATGAACGCACTCGCACAAGGCATCCGCGACGGAATCAAGCTCGCATTTGACGGCACGATACTTGACTGGGCAAGCGATCACGTCAGCTTTCCGAACTCCGATCGCGCTTCGCGCTTTGACCCCTCGGTGGCGCCGTGGCTCAACGCGCCGCTGTTGGCCGCGAGTGATGACGAGACAACACAGGTATTTCTTCGCGCACCAACTGGAGGAGGCAAGACAACGATGATGGAAACGCTGGCTTGCTTCATCGTTGCACAAAAGCCTGGGCCTACTCTTTTCGTAGGACAGACTGACGACATGGTCAAAGATTGGACGGAGTCGCGACTGCTTCCGATCTTCAACGAATGCCAGCCGGTCAAAGACCTATTCCCAGAAGACCGCCATTCCCTCAGAAAAACGACTATACTTTTCCCACATATGGTTCTCTTCGCAGGAGGCGCGAACATGACGAACCTTCAAGAAAAATCCATGCGCTATTGCATAGGTGATGAGGTATGGCGGTGGAAAGGCGGCATGATCAAGGAACTCAAGGCCAGACACCATGACCGCTGGAACCGAAAGACGCTTCTCGTCTCGCAGGGGTGGGACGCAGGGCATGAGGCAGACGCCGAATGGGACAGCGGAACGCGAGAAGTCTGGGGTTGGACTTGTTCCCATTGTGGGAACTGGCAGCGTTACCTATTCGATCAGATCGAATATGTGACCGAACGCGACGACAAGGGCGGCATCTTGTGGGACAAGGTGCAGGACTCGGTGCGAATGAAATGCGAACACTGCGAAACTCGCTACAAAGACGACGCCTCGACTCGACGCAACCTTGCAAACAATGCAACTTACCGCGCACTCAACCCGCATCCGGTGCGAGGGCACAGGAGCTTTGAATATCCGGCTTACGCCGTCTGGTGGATTCCTTGGTTTTCTATCGTGAAGGAGTGGATCGAAGCCAACGAAGCCAAGAGCAGCGGCAACCTAGAGCCGCTCAAACAATTTATTCAAAAGCGCAAGGCTCAGACTTGGCAGGACGAAGTCACGAGTGACCTGCCGGAAATCGCGACCGGCGACTACGCCAAGGCCGAATATCTGGAAGGCCAAAAGATCGACGGCGAACACCGGCGCTTTATGTGCGTGGATAAACAGCGCGACCACTTTTGGTGCATCGTCCGCGCCTTCCGAGTTGATGGATCATCAATGCTTCTGCATGAGTCGCGTCCGCTGACTTGGGAAACGCTCGACGCCATTCAGCAACAGTTCGACGTAGTGCCGAGGTGCGTCGTGGTGGATGCCGGTTATGATACGCCGCTGGTCTACGAGCAATGCGCTAGGCGTGGGTGGACAGCTTCACACGGCTCTGGGCAGGATGGCTTTTACCATATCGACGGCGGCAGGCGCACGCGCCGTTTTGTTTCAAAGATCGAGGGAGCGCAAGCCGGATCGGATGGACTCAAGTGCGCGTATTTCTTTTTCTCGAACGAAGGCATTAAGGACAAACTCGCTTCACTTCGCCAGGCTGACGCCACGCCGAAGTGGGAAGTTGCACGAGATGTTTCGGATGACTACCGAAAGCAGATGTTGAGCGAGATGAAAAAAGACGTGACGAACTCCAAGACGAAACAAGTCGAACAGCGATGGGTTCGCATCGGCGGACGTCCGAACCATCTTTGGGACTGCGAATGTATCGCGCTCGCGTCCGCGATGCTCGCGGGGGTTTTGCCGATAGGTGCGGAGAGCTAGGTTTTAAGCGACTCCGACAAGAGCGAAAAATAATTTAATTTTTTTCTTTTCAAAAATAAAAAAAGCGTAGATATTTAAAACATCGAAAGGCAAGAAGCCCGACGAAGAAAACCAAAAAAGAAAAAACAAAATGAAAACAACAAACAAAAACAAAGAAACCCTGCGGCACGAAATTCTTGCAATCATCCAATCAAAAAACATCTCTGTGACCGGCGAAATTTGGTTTTCTTTAATTTTTAGAACGGAATCAGAACTCAAAAATATAGCAAAAGAGCTTCGGGCATCTGCCTAACACCACCCGGCGCGGGTTCAATCCCCGCGCCTTTTCTTTTTTTGACATCGCCATCAAATGAATGGCGATGAACAAATCATTTTTTGGCCTGCCGCTTGCAACTCTGCAAGAATTGCAGGGCGACTTTACGGCTTGCCTCAAGGCAATAGCCGTTGCCGGCGCGTCGTATAGCATCGCAGGGCGCTCGTTCACTCGCGCTAATCTTGCCGAGGTCGCACAGACGATCAAAGAATTACAGGCCGCTATTGACAATGCGAGCGGATCTCGTGTAAGAAGGTTCACGCCGACGTTTCCAACCCAGCGCCCATAATGCAAGACATCATCACAAAAGCCATTTCGTTCGTCTCTCCGAAGGCCGCGTTGGATCGGATGGTCAACCAGGCGAAGTTGCGAAACTTCGGACGCTTTGACTCCGCATTGACTTCTGAAAAGCGCGGGATCAGCCGAGGCGTTAGCGGCGGTGAAGATACGGCAGGAACTCGCGAACGTTTCGCGCTCATCCGCGCCGCTCGCGATCTCGCAGACAATTTCCCGCCTGTCCGTTCTCTCCTTTTAAAATTTGCGACCTACGTTTCCGGCCGCATCGCATACCAAGCCCGCACCGGCAACCGCGAAGCGGACACCGCTATCGAAAGATATTGGAACAAATGGTGCAACGACTGCGATTTTCTTGGCCGTCATAACTTTACAACGCTGTTGCAGCTTGCTGTTACCGCAATGCTTCGTGACGGCGATTGCGGATTTATTATCGTTCGCGACGGCGAAGATTTGAAGCTGCAAAGCGTGGAAGCCGACCGCATCGGATCGCCTTACGACCGCACGGATACGGATAAATATATAGGTGGCATCAATGTTGACGACTATGGAAGACCCATTTCATACACTATTTTCACGCGCACTATCAATAACCAGTATATTTCTCCTACTGATATTGTTGCAAAAGAGTTTATCCACTTGTTCGACGCAGCAAGACTTGACGAATATCGTGGGAGGTCTGCTTTCGCTACTGCGTTAAACGCAACGCGCGATCTCCAAGAAGCGATCAAGGCCGAGGTGCAGGCGATCAAATACGCGAGCTATCAAAGCGGCGTCATCACGACCGAGAGCGGCGCCGCTGACGCTGGCGATTACTTCGCACGGGGCAACTCGAACGATCAAGGCCAAGTCGCACGCCTTCAGTCGCTCGATCCTGGCACGGTCAACTATCTATCCGCAGGCGAGAAGATGGAAATGTTTAAGAGCGACAGACCGACAGGAGCATTCGGAGAGTTCATCCGCTTGGTGCAGGCGCACATTTGCATGGCCGTCGGGCTTCCCTATGGCTTCGCGTTCGACGCCGACAAGTCGGGGCCAATGGCAAGGATGGAGGCCGCGATGGCAGAGCGCACTTTCTTGCGGTGGCGTGGACTCTTGGAAGGTCAGTTTTTAAACAGGATAAAAAATGTTATCCTTCTTGACGCCGCTTCGCGCGGACTCATTCCAGATTCTGAATACCTTCTAGATGGCCGCTGGTGCTGGCCTGCCAAAGTTTCGATTGATTACGGACGCGAGGCACGCGCCGACATCGAGCTTTGGAAAGCTGGCTTGAAGACAGCAGGACAAATTTACAGCGACATGGGCGAGGACTACGAAGAAGCACTTCGCGCAAGAGCGAAGGAGGCCGCGATGATCGTCGCGCTCGGCACAGAAATGGATATTCCATCCGAATATATTTC